ATATAGAAATGCCCCCCTTATCTTTTTGAAATGAAAAAGTGGGGGGGGTATATTTTTGGAGAAATGGGATGACGCCAGCGCAGAAGGAAATATTTTTGGTTATTGATGAGTGGTGGAGGAAGTATGGTTTCGGTCCTACTATCGATGATGTTCTATTGGTGACTGGGGAGAAGTCTAGGGGGAATGTATCTAGAAAGATGTGGAAGTTGGTTGAGTTAGGACTCTGCCACGGGGTGAGGAGGCGGCCGCGCTCTATACGGCCTAAGGGTTTAAAGGTGCGTAACATTGAATAAAATCATGGATATGATCAACGCCCTTCCGGAAGGGGAGCGTGAGTCCTTACTTATTATGGCGCAGCAGTATTCTGACGCTGTTATGAGAGAGCGAGGGCAAACTAACTTTATGTCTTTCGTAAAGACCATGTGGCCGGGGTTTATACATGGAAGACATCACGCTGTTATGGCTAAGAAGTTTGAAGAGATCGCCTCTGGGAAGATTAAAAGGCTGATTATCAATATGCCACCCCGGCACACTAAATCTGAGTTCGCCTCTTACTTATTGCCTGCTTGGTTTCTAGGTAAGTATCCGGGGAAAAAGATCATCCAGTGTTCGAACACCGCCGAACTAGCCGTAGGCTTTGGCCGGAAAGTCCGTAACCTTGTGGACGGGGAGACTTTTGCCAAGGTCTTTCCTAACGTATCTCTAAGACAAGACTCAAAAGCGGCCGGTCGTTGGTCTACGAACCAGAACGGCGAGTACTTCGCTATCGGTGTCGGGGGTACGGTGACTGGTAAGGGTGCCGACCTCCTCATTATTGACGACCCGCACTCAGAACAAGAGGCAGCGCTGGCCGCAACTAACCCAGAAATCTACGATAAGGTCTACGAATGGTACTCATCCGGCCCACGGCAGCGTCTACAGCCGGGGGGATCGATCATTGTTGTTATGACTCGGTGGGGAAAACGAGACTTAACAGGCCAAGTCTTAAGGGCTGAAGGCCAAAGGGGCGGAGAATCGTGGGAAGTTATCGAATTTCCAGCAATTTTGCCCTCTGGAAACCCTCTATGGCCTGAATTCTGGCCGATTAATGAACTAGAAGCGCTAAAAACCGAACTTCCAACTCAAAATGGCAGTCTCAGTACCAACAAAACCCCACATCTGAGTCTTCAGCCATCATAAAAAGGGAATGGTGGCAGACTTGGGAGGGCGAAGACCCACCTCACTGTGACTTTACCCTCATGGCGTGGGATACAGCCTTTGAGGCAACCAATCGTGCTGACTATTCGGCCATGACTCTATGGGGAATCTTTGAGCATCCAGACGATACCGGGACATATCAGACCAATATTATTTTATTGAACGCTTTTAGAGACCGGATGGAGTTTCCAAGACTTAAAAAAGAGGCGATCGATCAATATAAAGAGTGGAGTCCAGATAGTGTGATCATCGAGAAGAAAGCCTCGGGCGCTCCTTTGATATATGAACTCAGGGCGATGGGGATGCCGGTGCAGGAATTTACCCCGGTCAGAGGTAACGACAAAATTACCAGACTGAATGCTGTGTCAGATCTGTTCGCTAGTGGTAGAGTGTGGGCACCGAACACCCATTGGGCCGAAGAAGTGATTGACGAGGTTGCATCTTTCCCTGCTGGCGAGCATGATGACTATGTTGACACCGTATCTCTTGCGTTGATGAGATTCCGCAAGGGCGGATTCATTCGTACAAATTTAGATGAACCTGATGAGCCGGAATACTTTAGACGTAAGTTTGAAGGCTATTACTAAGGACAAATTATGGCAATTGACAAAGCACTAGGACAGGCCCCAATGGGTTTGAATGATCAATTAATACCGCCACCAGATGATATGTTTTCTGGGATTGAGATAGAGATCGAAGACCCAGAGGCTGTGCGTATTGGTATTGATGGACAGCCAATATTAGAGATTGAGGCAGAAGAAGTTGAAGACGACTTTAACGCCAACCTCGCTGAAGAGATGGACGAGGATGAGTTAACTCAGTTATGCGGTGACTTAATTGGCGAGTTTGAAGAGGACTTATCCAGCCGCAAAGACTGGATGCAGACATATGTAGACGGCCTAGAGTTGCTCGGATTAAAGATTGAAGACCGGACAGAGCCTTGGCCGGGGGCGTGTGGTGTTTACCACCCCATGCTTTCAGAAGCATTAGTTAAGTTTCAGGCTGAGACCATCATGGAGACCTTCCCATCGACGGGGCCGGTCAGAACCCAGATCATTGGCAAAGAGACACCCGCAAAGAAAGAATCTGCCATTCGTGTCAAAGATGACATGAACTATCAGTTAACCGAAGTCATGGTGGAGTACCGCCCAGAGCATGAGCGGATGCTGTGGGGCTTGGGACTAGCAGGTAATGCGTTTAAGAAAGTGTATTTTGATCCCAGCCTAGACCGTCAGGTATCACTGTTCGTTCCGGCCGAAGATGTCGTCGTTCCCTATGGCGCATCTAACATCCAAACCTGTGAGCGCATCACGCACGTCATGCGTAAGACAGAAAACGAAATGCGTAAGTTGCAGGTGGCTGGCTTTTATCGTGACATAGAACTTGGTGATCCGATTGATTCATTCGACGAGGTGGAAAAGAAGATCGCTGAGAAGATGGGCTTTCGTGCCTCATCCGACGATCGATACAAAATACTCGAGATGCACGTTGACCTCGATCTACCCGGCTACGAGGACACAGACGAGGATGGGGAGCCAACGGGTATTGCTCTGCCTTACGTTGTCACTATCGAAAAAGGTACCCAAAACGTTTTAGCCATCCGGCGTAACTGGCATCCAGATGATGAACTTAAACAAAAGAGAAATCATTTCGTACATTATTCGTATATCCCGGGCTTTGGTTTTTATGCTTTTGGTCTTATCCACCTTATCGGTGCTTTTGCTAAGTCTGGCACTTCTCTTATTCGTCAACTTGTTGATGCGGGAACCCTGTCAAATCTGCCCGGTGGATTCAAAACCAAAGGTCTTAGAGTTAAGGGCGACGACACGCCAATCGCCCCAGCAGAGTTCCGTGACGTAGACGTAGCCTCCGGCACGATCAAAGACAACATCATGACGCTCCCGTATAAGGAGCCAAGTCAGGTGTTGTACACGTTGCTCGGTACGATCGTTGAAGAGGGGCGCCGGTTTGCTAGTGCGGCCGATCTGAAGGTATCCGACATGAGCGCACAGTCGCCAGTAGGAACTACGCTGGCAATTCTGGAGAGAACGCTCAAGGTGATGTCAGCCGTTCAGGCTCGGATTCACTACTCGATGAAGCAGGAGTTCAAACTTCTAAGAGACATCATCCGCGACTACACCCCAGAAGATTATTCATACGAGCCAGAAGAGGGTTCGCGTCGGGCAAAACAATCTGACTATGATGATGTAGAGGTAATCCCAGTCAGTGACCCAAATGCGGCCACAATGTCTCAGAAGGTTGTCCAGTATCAGGCAGTCATGCAATTGGCTCAGCAGGCGCCGCAGTTATATGACTTACCTTACCTACACCGGCAGATGTTAGAAGTATTAGGAATAAAGAACGCTGCCAAATTAGTTCCGATGCAGGATGATCAAAAACCACGCGATCCTGTTTCAGAAAATATGGATGTCCTCAAAGGCAAGCCACTCAAGGCTTTTGCTTATCAGGATCACGAAGCCCATATTAAGACCCACCAATCCTTTATGCAGGATCCAATGACTGCACAGATGATTGGTCAAAACCCAATGGCAAATCAAATGATGGCTGCACTACAGTCACATATTGCCGAGCACTTTGGGTATATGTACCGCAATCAAATTGAGCAACAGGTTGGAGCGCCAATACCGACGTTTGATGACGACAAAGAGATCCCACAAGATATCGAGTTTGCATTATCCCGTATGGTGGCTCAGGCATCCCAGCAACTGCTTCAGCAAAACCAAGCCGCCGCTGCACAACAGCAGGCACAGGCTCAGGCACAGGATCCAATCATCCAGATGCAGATGCAGGAACTTCAACTTAAAGGTCAAGATCTTCAGCGAAAAGCGCTCAAAGATAAGACCGATGCTCAACTTAAGGCGCAGCAACAAGAGATTGAACGTCAAAGAATTCAGTCTCAAGAAAAGATTGCCGAGGCTACAGCGATGGTCAAAGCAACTGCGGAAGACGAAAAACTCAAAATCAAAAAGGGTGAGATTCTTACCCGGGCTGCTGCTGATGACGAGAGAATCAAACTGGAGAGGGACAAAGAACTTCTCCGGCTTCGTAGTAAATCCTAACCATAAGGAGAGTAAATGAGTAATGACTTACTCAAGTATCTTTCGGACAAGATACGAGAGGAAATGAAGGTAATCGAGCAGGACGCAGTCTTAGGTAAAGCAAAGGATTTTGGAGCGTACCAATATGCTTGTGGAATTTACCGTGGACTTTTGATCGCAAACAATATCCTTATTGAAACGAAAGAAAGGATGGAAAAAGACGATGACTGAACTCGCCATCGCAACGGAAGAAGGTGAAGTAAGTACTCTGCCAGACACAGACGAACGCAAAGCCAAGCAGTTACCAGATCCCTCGGGATACCGCATTTTGTGTGGAATTCCTAGCATTGAAGAGCAATACGAAAGCGGGATTATTAAGTCTGACCTGACCCTCCAACACGAAGAACTCCTCACAACCGTTCTGTTTGTCGTGAAGATGGGGCCAGATTGTTACAAAGACAAAGCACGCTTCCCATCAGGAGCGTGGTGTAAGGAAGGGGATTTTATTCTCGTGCG